TATTGGTTGTTGACAACCAACACAAGTGCATCCCGGGAATGATCCCCGCGGGAAGATCGGGCAACGCACTATTTGCCCACTTGTCTCTAAACGCATCAAGGCGTTCACGACGTGCAATGTCATCCGGTGCTGCGCCATTTGAGCGCTCAATCACCTCTTGGGCACGATCGGCCATGCGATCATCTAAGTCCCGTTTTATTCTTGTATTTGCCATTTTAGTTATCCTTTATTTTGGCGGTCGTAATTTGCATACGCCCGGATCATTTTGTTTCGTTTGTTAATATCATCCCACGCACCAGCGTCTTTAATAGCACTTACACGCTCAGGGCTTAACCTGATTGTGCCGGGCTTAACACTGCTTGTGTTAGCTACCCTGCTAGAGGCCGTTGGGCCCGCGGATGAACGCCTGTTGCTACCACCTTTGCCCGTGTAACGGTGTGGTAAGCGGGACTGCAAACGATTGTCAAGCTCTTCCCAGTATTCAGGATCACTTGGATCCCAGCCATCTGTGGCGAGCTCTTGATCTACTACCTTGGCAATTCTACTATCTGTATCTCGAGCCTGTGGGTCAAACCAAGCATTTTTCTTTAACCATTTGGTAGCATTTTGCTGTACTTCAGCAGCCATTTCATTTGGTACGTTTTGCTTGGGAGCCTTTGCCTGCTCGAGCTGTTGTTTCTTGTAATGCTGCGCTTGATTTAAACGTTGCTTAGCGTCAGTTAGTTGTTCTAAAAACTCAACTTGACCTTCCATGTCGCCAGACTGCGCCGCCTGCAACATCTTCATTTTGGCGTACTCAACTCTGGTTGCTTCGTCTTCAATAGACTTATCGAGCTGTGCAAACTGGTAAGATGCCGCCGTGTTTTCCACTGCAGCCAAACGTCTGGCTAAATCTTCGTTACGTTTTTCAAGTGCACTAATTTTGTGCTTAGCGGATGCCTCACGTTGCTTAGATAATTCTTTCTTTAGCTTGCGCTCTTCACGACGCGCTTCACGTATTGCTTCTCGCTCTGCTTCTGTTTCATCATCCTGCTCTTCATCGCCAGATTCTTCATCTTGGCCTTCGTCATCAGCATGATCTTCTTCGGAGGCTTCTACCTTGCCGTCCTCTTTGTCCTCTTCGTCGTCAAAACCTTCTGGTTCTTCTACACGGGCTAGAACTGAGCCGTCTTGCTGTTCCTTAATGGGAACATCTTTTTCATTATCTGCCATTTTTTTCTTTTCTACAAAAGTTAATCTACAAACGCTTTCATTTTCTGCGCATATTCAAACGACTTAATGCGAGAAATGACTTCACGTGCCTGCAACGTAATAAAGACCACAGGTGATCCTTCGTCGTCTGGCTGTACAATAAAACGATCGCCGCCATACTTAATTGTACGTACTAGATCACCTTCTTTACACCAAGGGCCTTCTGGCCACGGGGATAAATCTGTGTCTAGGTTACGGTATGCCAGTGGTCCAACTTGCACCACTTTAGCTACAGTTTCATTAAATCGTAACGTCTGTCTGGTCTCATCAACTAAGATGATTCCGCCCTTACTGGTTGACTTTTCGCGTCTTAGTTGCACTAAAACACGGTCCCCAGCTACCTCAATACCGGTGTCGATTGGTGGAAAACATTCTTCCTCTGATCGTGTATCCGGCTCTTCATTGCCCTTTAAATCAAACACTGTTCAGTGCTCCTATAACCTTTACAGGTCTTCTTCGTCTTCCCTCAAAATTTCATTTATAATGTCTAAGGTTTGCTTAAACCCTTCGTAGCGACCAACTAAACGTTGATAGTCTTCGAATGTGTTGACATTATTTCCAGCGGTGAGGGTGTCCGCCAATTTGGTTTGTTCATCACGCGTCCGCGTAATAATTTCTGAAATAAAGTCTCTCATACTAACAATAATACAAACATTCGGGGCTTGGCGCCCCAAATATTAATAAAAGTTGCCGCCGCCGATGTCTTTTAGGTTTTTACCGGGACCAACTTTAGAAGAACGGGCCGGTTTACCTTTAACTGCGTTGTTAGGGCGCTTTGATCCAGATGGACCCGCATCTAATTTTTTGTCCTCTGGGCCACCGCCTGAAGACAGCTTACCAGTTTCTTGGTATGTTTGACGAAAGCCTTGTAAATTGTTATCGGCCATTATATTGCTCCTGTTGGGGGTGTTGTTGGTGTTGGTTCTAGTACTGGTTGTTGTTGCTGTGCTGCTTGTTCTATGGCCGCTTGGTGCTCTAATCCAGTTTGTTGCGCCTGAATGTTTGCCTGCTGTTCGGCTTGTTGTTGGGCCTGTTGTGCTGCAATTTGTTGCTGAACTTGTTGTGCCTGAGCTTGGAATGCCTGCTGCTCAATCTCTATTCCATGCTGGCGGATTTCTTGTTGCGCCGCATTTGACGCTGCCATAGCTGTTTGGTTTTGTTCGTGTGCCATTGCTAACTGATCTGCAGTTAACGAGGCGTTAGCATTAATTGTAGCTACACGCTCACGTGACGCATTGTTGATGTCTGCCATAGCAATTTGGGTTGCATTACGGTTAGAGTCAACAGTGGTTTGTGTGCTGTACTTGGCTTGCAATTCATTAACCTTTTGTTGCAATTCAGCAATCTTAAGCTGATAATCTTGCTGGTCTTGTTGTTGCTCCAGTTGCATGCGGGCCTGTGACTCTTGCTGTTTGCGCTGAGTTTCAGCCATTTGAGTCTTAAGGATAACCTGAGCAGTAGGATCAGCATTAGCAGCCTGTTGCTGCTGAGCCTGCTGAGCCTGTTGTACTTTTTGGGCCAACGCTTGAATCTGTTCTACGTAAGGTCCAAGGATTTGTTGTGACTCCTTGCCAACCAACTGAGATGCAATGGCCAAGGCTTGTTGTGCCTCCAGATCCAATGGTTTTTCTAAATGTAAGTCAAGGGTATCACGACCACCTTCGGCCTGAGCAACATAAGAGCGCATAGACTGCAAGTAGTGCAGCGTTAAGTGCTGCTTAATATGCTGTAGTGCGTTTGGTGCAAATACTGGCCCGATAACTGGGTTACCACCATACGCTGGGTTATTGGCATACTCTAAGTGAATCTTAATGTGGGCCAAATGATCTTGGTCTGGGTAGGCGGCAGCTGGACGACCCATGGTCATCGCTACGTTTTCTAGTGCGGGGTTAGATTCTTTTGCACCTAATGGGTTTGGTAACACCTCATCAATTGCCGGGATCTTCAGTTGACCGAGAACGCGACGATAGACGGCACGAATGTCAAACATTCCCGGAGGTGCTGAGGTAGCCATCTGTAAGAGGGCTTGGTTTTGTGCAACGCGTTGCGTTTCAGAAAAAATGTTAGGGTCAGATACTGGACGCACGTCATTGTTGTACGAGAAGTCACGAACCTCAACCTCAGTACCAGACTGGTTGTCCATCTCATCTAAATACCAATGATTTAGACGAGAAATAATTGCTAATGACTTAGCTTGGCTGCGATGCAGGCGAGCATGAATTGCTGAGAATACTTTAGCACCCTGCTCAATTAAAGCCTGTGCCGTGCCAACCGGCATGTTGTTGTTAGCCTCGCCAATCTTCTCTTCAGATGTCGTTACAACACCCTTAGCCGCGTCTGTTAACCAACCTAGTAAGTTAAACAGTACAGAAGATGGTTGGTTAAACGGCATAGCCATTGCCAACTTACGTACGTCATCTACTCCCGGCGCACCTTCAATTTCAATTACCTGTGTTGGCTCAATGCGGTCAGACTGACCACCAATTCGCCCACCTTTGAGCTTAAGTAAAGTCTGGCTGTTATTAATGTGTGCAGCGTCCAGTAAAGCCCGGAGAGCACCAGTAAGAGCAGCAGCGAGGCCACCAATAAGATGGGGTAGGCCAATAGCATAAGCGCCACGCCAAGGGATGAACTTGAATTCAACATACCAGTCGAGCTTCTCGAGTTTTTCGTCATTGCACTCCCAGTTACGATACAGCGCCACTACCTTGCTGGTTGTTTCATCAACGGTCATGATGTACGGTGCGCGGCGACCATCGGTCTCGCTATCGTCATCAAGACGCATAAAGCAGGTAATCTCATAAACACGACGTAAACCGTCAATGTTCTTAGATGGGTTTTCTTTGCCCTCAATTTTGTCGTTAGCTTCTTGGGCGCGGGTTTGTTCTGTTAGCGGAGCATCAGAGGTGTACTCTGTATCAATATCTTTGTAGATACCTGCTTCAACGCGTTGTAAGAATGTGTCTTCTGTAATGTCTTGTACTTCAGTTACACGTGGTGACGTGTAAAAGTTTGTAGAGGCATACGGAAGGTAAATATTGTCGATGGCTACCCATTCGCAAGTAGGACGCTTTTGCTCTGAGTCAAAGCGCCACTTAAGGAATTGGGAACCGCCGAGAGGTAGTTGGGTCAGCAACTGCTCCATCTCGTCTCGGTATTCTGGAACTTGTTCTGATAGCTGCCAGTTTAAGAAATCAGTTTTACGATTAGCTGTTTCTTCTTTTCGCCTGTCAGCGTTACCCTTGATGTTTGACTTAACAATACCATCTGGGGGTAATAATTCTTTTGATGCACTGGCTGCAAAGTCTACGCAAGCCTCAGCCATTACTGGGTGGACAACTTTAGAGGCGCCGTCAAACGTGGCACCACCGGGCGCGTCTTTACCTAAACCAGTTCTACGAAGACCTTCTTCGTATTGTTTGTCGCGTTGCTTACGTGACTCTTTATCAACTTCAATAAGGTCAAGGTACTCAGAGGCCAGTGATTGCAAAGTGCTTTCATCAAACACTTCTGCCAAGTTAGCATAGAACTCTGGCGCTTCGTTAGGGCTCTTAGTGGGAATGTAATTAATTACAACAGAACCATCTTCTAATTCAATGACCTCTTGTTCAGCATCTTCAGTACTTAATCCAAGAGCTTCTTCATAATAATCCATTGCCTCGTCATGCGCCTTTAAATCCTCTGGGTCTTGTTGATTGTCAAGACCCGGCAGGTTAGCACCATTTTGAATCGGTAATTGTGGATTTGCCATAAGTTTTTTTTAAATATTTGGATGAGAAGCAATAATCTTCTTCATATTGAAATTTGGGGTATTAATGTTCATACCTAATTATAATAATGCAATAAAGGAGGGGTTTCCGCCCTTATTGGCTATATGGGTTGTTAAACTTCCTTGCGTAGTCATCATCTGCGTAATCATAGTCCCGTGCGGGCAAAGGATCAAGCTGTAACCAGCCAGAATCACGCAAAACACGCAACGCTTGGGATAGTGAGTCCACATAGTCATCGTGGCCCCCAGCTTCAGGAAATGAGCATACTTGTCGCAGGAACCGTTTTGCCCACGCGGCGTATTCGCCCTTTTGTTCGGAATCTTCTGGGATAAACACCTTACCCTTGGCAACCAGTGGGGCCACAATGTTAAGCCTTTGTACCTTATCGGCACGTCCGGGGTTATATCCTCTAACGGGAACGTTAGCACCCTGTAGTTCTTGGATCAATGAGATACCAGCTGACTTATCTTCCATTAATATGAGGTCGGCCTTTTTGCCCTTACCAAACTCATTGTCGGCGCCGTAGACTACTTCCTTAAAATCGGCAATAACTTTCTTACGCAACTCTGGATAGGACAGGTGGGCATCCCACGCGTCTAGTAAGATCACACAGGTGCCAGCGTCTTCTCTATCAAACACACCCCATACCGTACAGGCGGTTGGGTCATTCATGGTTTTCTCTGAGGTGGCAGGATCGTATGAGGCAATTACATATTCTAGTGTTGGCGTTGGTTTGTTTGCAGGCCACATGCGGAATTGTTTGCGTTTAATAATACCCGACGCTTCTGGGTCAAGGATCTCACCATAAATCTCTTGCCTACCAATGTCTGTACCATCATACGTCTCAAGCTGTTTAAAGAACGTCTCTGATAAGTTGGCCCTATTGTCATAAGACGAGGCGTTGGCTACATAAACGTCACCACCGACCTTACCCTCGTTAAGATCAACAATAAGTTCTTTAGGCTTAGGGGTTGTGGTAATGATCTGCTGCACCCGCGGTATGCGTGGGTCCTTAAGACGCAAGGTAAACTGCACACCGTCATACGCTTCGTCGATGTAATCAAAAGCACACAGCTCGTCGAACCACGCCCCGTGGTATTGCTTACCGCGGTAACGCTCTGGCTCGGATGCTGGGATGCCTTGGATGATGGACCCATTGATTAGTGTAATTTCAAAGAGGGACTTGTTGTAGTCCCTAATAAGTGACGAGGGGATAATGTTCATAAGCCCGGAGTCCCCCTCAAAACACGTTGCACGTATGTCGTTTGAGGTGGGGGCCGTTACCAACCACCTTGTATTGTCAAAGGTAGCGGCACGAATGCCAATCCAGTGGGACGCGGTGTGCGTCTTGCCAGATCCTCGACCGGCTAACATAAGGAACGTATCGTACTCACCGTCCTCTGGCTCTTTCTGGTGTTCTAGGGCCTGTAGTTTCCACTTTGCCTGCCAAGTCATCAGGTCAAGCATGGGTTTGGGCCAGTGTTTTTTGGACTCAATGAATTTCTTGAGTACTAATTCATTTTGCGGGGTTAACGACATGGAATAAAACCTTCTCCTACTAAGATAGTACTATCTTGGGATGTTGTTTCAACGTGCACACACAGTTGTGCCGGAATTTTGCTAACGTTGGTGATATATCTACGCCCTAAATGCACCTTTACAGGTGGAGATTGTTGGTTACTCACCAATTTTAACCGAGTTTTAAAAAAAAGTATATAAGTACCGTCTGATTCATAGTGTTCTATGCGTGTTTTAGACCCAAGTGACTCCACAAGCGACTGAATTCGCAGGACGGTTGGGAAATTTTTAGAAGAAAACCGAAATCGGTCTTCTTTTTCGTTGTATTGTGCAGGTTTTGATACCATGATGCCCTGCAATAACTCTAATCGCTGCTCTGGAGAGGCAAGCAAGTAGTTGTTGGTGATCTTATTGGGGATGTTGGGTACGAGCTGTGATTCAATTGTGGGGCTTATAGTGAACTCTTGGCGCCCACCTTGGCGTTTACGTCCCAGTGTTACCTTATACCCATAGTCTTTTAATTTTAAGATAACGTCGTCGTGGTATTTTGCCTCAACGCCAAGCTGGCCTTTAGATTTTCTATTAAAAAACCAGAGGCCAAAGACAAATGGTGGTACTGGGAGGGTTTGGTGTGGGAGTTCTAAGGGGCGTGTGGTTGGTACCGAATAGACAAGGCGGCTACGCTTATCCCTAAGCGGCACCTCAAGCATATCAGTGACTGACTTTTTTTGTAGTGGCCTACGAAATCGGTATTTACCTATGTACTCATGCAGCCGGTTGCGATACTTAAGGTCCTCAACCATGAAGTTGAGCTTATCGTCCCCGGCCACGGAGAGGTGGTCGTTAAAGGTAACCCGCTTGCAGTTCTCGGAATGGTACTGCTGGATAAGTTTGACCTGAACAATTTTGCCGTCCTTGTCAAACACATAATCTCCAACTGTTAGTTTGCTGGCCGGTTTCCACCAGTCAAGGGTTAACACCTTTTCGGTTGCTAATATTGCCATAAAAGTTTTCTAGGACCCAGTGGTCCAGCCAACGCCCTAACGGCGCTCGTATCCTATTTTGTATTTCCACAGGTAGGCGCTGAATGTCCAACGCCTCAGAAGTAATGCTTAAGCGAAACTGCAGGTACTTGGTGGTGTTATGGTCCAGTATCTCTACAGGTACGTCAACCATATCCAAGAAGTCTACATTGCATACCAGAACTCGAAGGCCAAGGAACTTCCCCATAGGGCTTTGCAGCGCACCTTGAATTTGGTAAACATATTTACTCATACAAACAATAATGCACAAATACCACGATTGCCGTCCTTAGTGCCTAAATTTTAAGCAAATTACTTGGGTTACTAGGGTTACTAGACCTTTTTAACCATTACCAGATATAAATATATTTTTTTTAATTTTTTTTAAAAAGAGTATAAAGGGTGTGTAACCCTAGTAACCCAAGTAATTATGCTGTAAGTCATTGATTCATATAGCGGCAATGAGAATGATTCTTATTTGTTCCCAAGTAATTGTTTTAAGTGTTTGATTTTATTAAAAAAAAAATTTTAGGAAGTTGACTTTTTGCAAAGTTGGGGAGTTTTACGAGCTTGCGCTTTGTGGGGCCCCCGCCCCTCCCTCTCTCTACGGGACCCAAATAGGTGTATACCCTAATAGAAAAAGGGGCCTGTTCCGCATTGTGGTAAACAATCTCACTATGTGAAACGCAGGCCAATGCGCTATATAGGTTAGTAAGCACTCACTCACATAGGACTGCGCGCCTCATAGGTTAGTAAGCACTCACTCACATAGAGCGCGGCCATATAGGTTAGTAAGCACTCACTCACATAGAGCGCGGCCATATAGGTTAGTAAGCACTCACTCACATAGGCGCGTTGAGCTATGCACCATGTTGGTGCATTGGGCGCGGCGGCAATGAGGGGAAGCGCGGCGGCATGACGCGCACGCGAGCGGCTTGGCCTAGGTGCGCCGAGATAACGCGACAATATAGAGCGGTCGCGCTCCCATATTAGGGTTTACCCTATTAGGGTTTTTATTTCTTGACACGCTATATAGAGCGGCGAAAATAGCGCAATGGTTTGCAATTGTGCGGCCATTTAATGAGAGGATTTATCATCATGAGTATATATTGCTTGATCCATAAACCAAGCGGCGAGATTTGCGAAGTAGAGCGCAATAAGGACGGCGCGCTTATTTGCTATCAAACCTTTTCCACAATTGAAGACGCGCAATTAGCGGCCAATGAGTACGGCGTTGAAGAGTACGGCGCGGCCACTTTGCCGGACGATATCGCGGCTTTCAATGATCCATCTAATCGGCTCCCCTATTATCATCCATTCTGTAGAGCGGCCGAAGCCGCTTGGTTTGATCTATATGAGCAAAGTGAAGATTTGCAAGCGCTAAGCGATCGCGAGATATCGATCGCGGCGGATAACTTCACCGAAGGATTTATTGTGGCATTGCGTAAATTTAAAAATGGGATCTAATATCATGACATCTATTAAAAAACCTTCCGGATTCGTATTGTATCGCGGCGCGTCACTATTGGACGGCGCGCCAATTGTGGCCATTGCCATTATCAAATCAACCAATGTAAAAACCGGTAATATGGTGCAAACCTATATTTTGGCCGATAACGGCATGACACCATTGGAAAGCGCTAAAAGCGGCGCGGATATATCTATATGCGGCGATTGTAAGCATAGGCGCTATGCCGGCGAATTGCGTGATTGTTACGTCAATATTGGCCAAGGCGCCAATGCAGTTTATAAAGCCTATTTAAAGGGTAATTATCCGGCCGGCATTCAGGCCGCGGCCAATGCGAGCGCCGGCCGTATGGTGCGCTTGGGTACTTATGGCGATCCGGCCGCCGTACCGGCTTATATATGGCAAGCGCTCATTGCACAAGCGGCCGGCCATACTGGATATTCGCACCAATGGCAAAATGGCAAGGCCGGCGCGGATATTATGGCCTTATGTATGGCAAGCGCCGATAATGCCGCCGAGCGCGCCGCGGCCAAGGCCGCCGGATATCGCACTTTTAGAGTACGCGGCGAGAATGAAGCAATTGAAGACGGCGAATTTATTTGCCCCGCGAGCGCCGAAGGCGGCAAGCGCAAATTGTGCGGCGAATGCGGCGCTTGTGACGGCGGCTTACATTCTAAGCGCGCGGATCCGGTAATTATTGTGCATGGGTCATTAAAAAGCCGTTTTATTCCTATTATCGCGGCCTAGTGCATTCTCTAAGCCGCTTCACTATAGCGGCGGCTTAGGGGTTTGCATTGTGCGGCCATTTAACTATTGGAAGGGTTTATCACTATGGAAAATAACACTATTAACGCGGCGCGGCCGCTCTCAAATATTGCGCACGATATTAAGCGCGCTTGGCCGAATGTTAATTTTGCCGCGCGGCCTTATCTCGCGGCCATGCTTCAATTAAATAGCATTCGCGATAATTACATTTATGAGAGCGGCGGCGATATTGTGCTCCGATTTTTGGCGAATGCTTCCACCTTTAGGGGAATAGAAGCGCAATTGCTTAAAGCCGAATTAAAACAATTATTAAAGGGTTAAACCATGATTAAAGTATATTTAAACAATTGTGTTTTTTGGTTTGATAGTCACGCGGCCGCTGCCGCATTTATGCGAGCTAATCCGGCGGCAAAATTGCAGGAATTGAGCGCGTATTGGAACCAACATACACGACAATGGGAGGCCGTATCATGAGCGCGCCATTTATAGTGTTTTACCGGCACCATAGCCAAGATTATTCCAAGGGTTTTCCTACAATGCGAGCGGCCAAGCAATTTGCACGCGTAACCGGCGGCCGCGTTGAATGCCGCCTTGTCAATCTATTAGATAAGCAAGATAAGCAATTTATTGATGACCATTTTAAATTCATTCATATAGGGGATTAATTATGTTTACATTTTCCGCCGGCCTTATGGCCTTCATTGCCGCGTTTTACTTTGCTATGGCCATGGTTTACGGCCTAGGCTTTACTATTCTTTTATAAGGGGCACAATATGAGAATAATTATCAATTTATTAGGGTATGCCCTAATGGTTTTTATTTTTGCAGTCTTTACACTTGCTTTATTCGATGTAGTTTAATTTAAAAGGAGCGATACCCATGAAATATAAAACCCATAACCAAGACGATTTAATCAACGCCAATGGTACCCATTTAATTGATACTATTGATTTACCTTATACCGAGATACTACAGGCTTTCGGTAAACCCTTAACCGGCGATTTTGACAAGGTGCAGGCCGAATGGACAATTCAATTTGAAGACGGCCAAGTGGCCACTATATATGACTGGAAAGAAAACAAACCATATTGGGGAGTGACTGACTGGCATATTGGCGGCCACAATCATATTGCCGCCGAGCGCGTTATTAACATTTTAAAAGGTAGAAAATCATGAGATCAATTCAATCAATACTCGCGCAGTCACAGCGCAATAATGAGATCAACGGCGCCAAGGGTTTGCCTTGTGGCGATTATGTTTATAGCGACCCTATGAAGATAGAAAACCGGTACGAGAGTGAGGCCGGCGGCATTCGCGATGATTACGGATCCATTGCAAATTGGCGCTTGTGGGAGCGCTTAGTTATTGAAGAGCGCGCGGCTAAAAGAACAGTTTTCCCTAATGAATTAGTCGAGATTATTGGCCGTAAATTAACAGCATCACCGGAGGAATTATTGCCGCTATTAGATAATTCCATTTATGAAGTAATGACACGAAGCGAATGGTTAGAAAGAAGAGGATTATAGATCATGCAAAATATATGTGAAGACGGCTATCAAGGTAATTGGGATCAAATTGACCTTGAAGAGTACGAAGAGATCAAATTAACCGCCGATAGACTAGATGATGATTCGATTGTGGTCAATTTTGATTTATTTGATACTGACCAAGATCAAGTAACTAAAACCGGCGGCTATGTGCATATAAAACAAGACAATGAAGATAAAAAGTTTTATGTGATTGTATTTAACTCGGCCGGAGATGTTTTATCTGAAACCCTTGTACCATTTAATTTTGAGGAGTAAACCATGCTTACACTTAACGACATAGATGCAATTGAAAACGAATACGATGATGAAAGCGCAGAAGACCATTATTTTGCCCTTCAACGTGCTATCAATAGCGGCTCGGCATGGTCAATGCAAGGCAGTTATGGCCGCGCCATGATGGACGCCATAACCCATGGGCATTGCATGCTCGGCCGCGACCAATGCCGCGATTATTACGGCAACGTGATACCAAGCCGCGATGATGTGCAGCAAGGCACCAAGGGCAGTTATCAATATGTAGTTAAACAATCCGGCCTTGAATGGGCTGATCTAATGTTGGAGGCTTAATTATGAATGCAGAAAAAATTAAAACCATGGTATCGGATCTTAATTACCAGTACTCTAATTTAGTAGAGGCATCAGTAGAAGAGGCTATTGATGGTCAACCTAATCAAGAATGCGATACGATGTTTGCAGAAATTCAAACCCTAGTTAAATTGATTTATAAAGAATTGGAGGCTTAATCATGACTAATAACGAACAAAAAGCACTAGAAGCAATTCAGATGGTTTATTTTGATATATGCGATTTGCTATACGGCAATACATATAAAGATTTGGGGTATGACAACAAAAAGGATTTTTTAGAAACCGCACGCGATAAATTAGCTGAAGCGGAAGACAGATTATTTCCAGTAACAGAGGAGGCGTAACCATGAAATACGAAATAACATTGGCGCGCGTTGAATATCTATCTCAGAAGTTTATTGTTGAGGCAGATAACGAAGAGGCCGCGCAGGAAGCAGCTTGGGATCAATCCGGTAAATGGAGATGTGTAGAGGCCGAAGAGTTTACCAACGGCATAACGGAGGTTAAATAATGTATGTGATCACTACTAAATACTTATCACCAACAAACAATCGAGGGGCACGTATCAAGGCCACAGTATCACACCGCGATATATCCCTTGTAGACGCATTCGATTATGGGCTTAGTACTAAAGAGGCGCATGAATCAGTAGCCATGCACTTGGCCATGAGTTTAGATTGGGATAGCTATAAATTCGCAGTAGGTGACCATGGGCGCGGCGGCTATGTATTTGTGCCCATTGCTGAGACTAATGTTATTAAAGCCAAGGAGGCAATATAGTGAGACATTACAACATTATGATTTTGAATACCGATGATGACATGGTAAAAATGCACCATCAAAAAGGGTTTGGTGTTTGGGATAGCTTACTAGCTACCAAGTGTATGCAAGACGAAGAGCACCCCGAAGAAAAATATAGAATTATTTCAATTGAGGAGGTAATACAATGAGAGTAGGCACCATTTACTACAATGAAAATATTGACAAAACCGAAGTAAGATGGTCAGATGGTTTTGTTGTATCTGATCTAATTACAAAATTAGATGTACTAAAAGACGTGCGCGGCATAACGTGGATGGCATACGATTATGCGCACGATCACCATGATGGTAAAGATAACGGCGATGGCTATTTGCCTGAGTCAATTGAAGGATAATAAAATGAAGCATACAATTACATTTAGCAGTATCCAAGAGATGTTATTATGGATTTTAGAAAACAACTTTTATGAAGTTTTACCAGTAGACTTAACCATTCATCTAAGGGAAAACCCCAATTGACATTAAATTATTTTACATTATGAAACAAAATGTTTACAAAGCTAGGGTTTCCCCTAATAGTATTTATTTACCATTGGAGGATAATAGAAGTATAGGGTCAAGCAACCCCTATATGTTCTTTAAACAATTCGGAGGAGTAAGCACGATGAAATTCAATTTAATTGATGAGTCCAGACCTATTGTCAAAGACGCTACTGCTATTTATGAGCTTCTTTATTCGCTCGAAAATATATGTGGTGACGATGGCATAGAAATCCATGACGCAGAAGACTGGTACATTTATGATGAGGCAGTATATGTACTTAAAACCTTTTATGAAGATGGTCATATTCGTAACATGTGGTTAATTGGCGAAGACGGCGATCCAAAAGAGGCAAAGAAAGAAGTAAAAGCATTAAAGCAGTTTATTAAGAAGTATGAATATGTATTAAAATAAAACCGGAGGGGGCAACCCCTCCACTTTTAAAGGAAAATAGACCATGTTAGAAGCAATTACACTTAAAGCAGTAGACGATTTTTTTCAATCATCAGCAAATCAAGTAGACGAGCTCGGCCGCTTAGACAAGCAGATCAAAGACCTAGAGGCACAGGCACGTAAGATCAAGCAAGCGCTCATTGCCCAAGGTGTTGGTAAGTACGAAGGCATGGAGTACTTTGCCGAAGTGCAGCATTATGACCGCTCTACTATCAATCCCCTGCTTGTGCGCGAATTGTGCGATGAAGAGCTAGTGCGCCAAGTAACCCAAGTAAAGGCCGTTGATGCTGTAGTGGTAAAATCACTATGAAGCTAATCGGGTTTATCCTCATTTTAGTGTATTGGAATAGCCTTTCCTACCAGTTTACTTTAGGTGCCTTAGGATGGCTAATTTTTGGAATACTTCTATGCGCCGGTGGTGAAATCCTGCAGTATTTAGGACATACCGAAAGATACATTCACCGAGACAAAAGGTAGTGAGTCAATACAGGTATATCCTCATAGACGAGTTTGGCGGGGCCTGCAGGAAGTTTGCATCAAAGCTGGAGGCCCAGCCTTACCTTACCGCCGGAATGCGCTTAGAGGCCCTTCCAAAGACTCCTAAACAAAATCCGTATATAATAGCGTCATTACAACTACCCGAGGCACTTTTGTGAGCGAAAATGATATTAAGACAGACTACCTTCAATCCCTATATGGCATACCAACCCTATCAGTCGAGGAAGAGCACCGCCTTGCCGCGTTAATAGCACAAGGTGACGATCAGGCTTTAGAAAAGCTGGTCACCCATAACCTTCGCTTTGTGCCCCACGTGGTTACCAAAATGACAGCGTGGCAACACGGCAAGATGCCCCTAGAGGACATACTGGCCATTGGTAATGAGATGTTATTCTTTGCCGGCCGCCGCTGGAAGCCCCATAAAAATGTACCATTTGCCGGATACGCTCGGCCATTCATTGAGCGCGGCGTGCGAAGAGAGTTAGATAACACCTCCAATATCATTCGCTTACCCATCAACGTGATGGAAGAGCTCAAGCGCATGAATTACAATGAGCAGGCACTTTCACAGGTGCTTGGCCGTAAACCGACTGTTGTCGAATTGGCAACGATTGTTGGCACCACGGCAACAAGGATCCATCAACTCAAAGGCTATATTAGCCGCGAGCCAATTTCCCTAGATAACCTAAACAACGAAAACCTACAAGAGGAGTCAGAAGAATGACGATACAAAAAGTAATCCTATGGCCGAGCAGCGCAACCGAAGAGCAGCTTAAGGTGTACAAGCGATTTATAGAGGCGCGTAACCGCGTTGGTCTGGTAAGGTCTAAGGGGTTTACTAAAAATCCTTGGATAAGGTTTGCTGACGTGGTATGTACAGTAGACATTGCCGGCATGAATCACCCGTTGTTTGAACCGAATGATGAATGGTTAGAGTACAAGGAGGCAAGCATGGCGTGGTGGGGCATTGAGCCAGAGTTTAGGAAGGACGAGCGCATGAGCTCTATTCGTGGCGACTATGGCCATTCAGATAACTGGGAAGAAGCAGTAACTGTAACCCGTGACACATTTTCTGTAATCAAGGAGGAAGATAAATGAAAAGAGCAATACCAATGGATGTATATGATAAAGATGGCGACATGCTACGAATTGAATTTCATGACATGAGCGGGGACCATATTATTGATGCCCAGTGGGACCCAGCCGATGAGCAAACCAGTGAAAACCGTGAAGCCTTCCGCAAGTGGGCTTATAACTTTGTACGCAATAAGGACTATGAGGTACTAAAATGACCAACCACCAAAAATCAGACCAGATGTTTCGTTTATTTTTACTATTTGCCGCGATGTATTTTCTTGGGCACATGATTTATTATATTTTTGCACCAATATAGTGCAATTACTAGGGTTACTAGGGTTACAGACCCTTTTTACTATTTTTAAAATATTTAAAAAGAATAAATTTATTTATGGAAATGAGTAAATAAGCCTAGTAACCCTAGTAACCCAAGTAATATCTCACAATATGAAATGGAAGACCGCCTAGATTTTGCATTATTGTAGGCAAGACGAAAGGAAGATATGACCGCAAAACCAACATGCCTGCCAGTAGAATTTGGCAGCATACCGATTGAACTAAAGAAAATACCAAGGTGGGTGCTGTGGCGCCTGCTTGAAAAGGGTGAGGGCGAACAGACCACTTGGGCCAAGGTGCCATCACAGACCAATGGACTAGCTGCCTCATCGACCAACCCAGAGACGTGGACGGACTTTATCAACGTCCAAGATGCCTACCAGTCCAACCCCGAGAAGTTTGCGGGGATCGGCTTTGTGTTTACAAACGAAGATAACCTAGTAGGCGTCGACCTTGATGACTGCTATGACCAACACATCGGTTTCACAAATGCTGCAATGCAGCAATTAGCCTCTAGTATTGAAGGCTACATGGAGGTGTCTCCATCAGGCACAGGCGTAAAGATTTTTACCCGAGCCGAGCACTTCGCGTCACACGCGGATCACTCGATTGGGTTCGAGGCTTATGCGACGGGGCGTTATTTTACAGTGACTGGTCATCACCTGTCAGGTAGCGTGCCCGTTGCCCCCCAAGACCTTACCAGCGTCATACCTGAGCGCACTATGCGCAGGACAGGCGACGCGTTTGGTGACTACGTGGCCCCACTAGAGGGCTGGGACATTACCAAAGTGGAGACCGAGCTGCTCTCAAGACTAAACCCAGACTGCGGTTACAACGAGTGGCTTAGAATCGGTCAGATATTGCACCACCAGTTCCACGCCGACGTAGAGGCACTTGAGTGCTGGGATAGGTGGAGCTCACAAAGCAGTGAGTACGCCACCACAGGCGAATACTCATGTGACTACAAGTGGGGAACATTTAAGGGATCAGGTGCCACCCTACGCTCGTTAATTTTTATGGCGAACGCGCAAGTAAGAAAGGAGGCGCTCGCCCGAGGAGAAATCGTGCTGGACTCGGGTGCAATGAACCACGCACGGATATTTTTAGATAGCCACTACACCAGTGAGGAGGGTTACTCGCTTGTGCATTACGCCGATGACTTCTTTATTTACGTTGGCACACACTACGAGGTGATTGAAGAGGCAACCATTCGCGCCAAGGTATATGCGTTCTTAGACAAGTGCCAAAAGCCTGCCAAGCAGGGATCGTTAGCGCCGTTTAACCCATCACCTGCCAGCGTAAGTGCCGCGATCGACGCAATTAAGTCGGTCGTGCACTTGGCAAACCACCCAAACACAAAGCCACCAATTTGGTTAGAAGGTTACGCCAGCGTTAAGCCGGCAGCCTCTAAGCTAATTAGTTTAATGAACGGTATTTTTCACCTTGAGGACTCTATCTTGTTACCACACTCACTAGGATTTTTTACACCAAATAGTTTGCCATTTGCGTATGACCCGTCAGCCCAATGTCCAACATGGATGAAATTCTTAAATGACATCTGGCCCGATGACCAAGAGTCAAAAGATGCGCTGCAGGAAATGATGGGGTACATCATCTCTGGCGACACACGTCAACAAAAATTCTTTAACCTGATTGGCCCACGCCGTTCCGGTAAGGGAACCATTAACAAGGTGCTAGTGTCGCTGTTAGGTCAGCACAATACGGTGGCACCAGAACTAGGAGAGCTCTGTGATACATTCGGTCTTCAACCTTGGCTTGGCAAGTTGCTCGCTTCTTTCACTGATGCTCGGGCGCCTGAACGTAACCGTAGCGCTGTTGTGTCTCAGCTTTTGCGTATTGTTGGTGGAGATACTATTACTGTCAACAGAAAAAACAAAGAAAGCTGGAACGGCTACCTCCCAACGCGAATAGTCATCTATTCAAACGAGGTTCTGCAGTTAACTGAAAACTCAAACGCTTTAACAGGCCGCATGATTGTGTTTAAGATGACAAAATCATTCTTTGACAATGAGGACACCGATCTATCTCACAAGTTAGACCAAGAACTCAGCGGCATTTTTAACTGGGCTGTAGAAGGCTTAAAGCGTAGACTGATACGCGGCGGCCATTTCTTACAGCCATCTTCAGGCAAAGAGTATTTGGATTTGATGGAAGAGTTAGGTAATCCAATCAAACCTTTTTCTAATGACGCACTAGAGTTTGATGCAAAAATTTATGCTCGTAAAGAGGACGTGTTTACATGTTGGAAGCACTGGGCACTTAGGAAGTCAATGAGCCCCGGAACCGAGCAGGCATTTAAGCGCAGGTTTTTAGCGGCAACTCAGGAAAGATATGTAAAGTCTGAACAGATTATGGTTGACGGGGAGCGCATTCAAGTTTATATGGGTGTGAAACTTAATAATAAGGCCCAAAAGTATTTGGACAGTGTCGAAACACTTAATGAAGGAGTATTTTAATGATGGATAAAGATGATGAGCGTATGATGTACGCAGCATTTGCTTTAATGGGCTTAGTGGCCCGCGGCGAATCACCAACATCAACGGCAGAACAGATGTGGCAGTACGCCGACTTTGCAATGAATTACAAGGAACAAAAAAATGATGAATAACCCAATACGTTTGCGTGTAGCTACAGCAATCTTGCAGGGCATGTGTGCAGGTGATTGGAAGTTTGAAATCAAAGATAAGACATGGGACGACGTGGCAACCGACCGCGCCCTTGAGTTGGCCGATAAACTGCTTGAAAAATATCACGGGATGGACCACTAATGAAATTTATTAAAAACATTTACAACAGATACTTAGGTGCACCGGACTCTACTGAGATTGCCCGCAAGGAATTAGAAGAGTCACGCAAGGCATTCTTAGCGGCAAAGACGCACACCGAGTACTACACGGCGCAGGTAGACTTTGAATCTAAGCGCATCAAGCGTTTAGAAGACTATCTATCTGACATTGATGGAAAGAAGAAAACAAAATGATTAAGAACTTCATCATATTCGGATTGTTTTTAGCTCTTGCTATATCAGTTAATTTTCCCATGACGCAACCCGTTGCCGAAACAAAAGAGTGCGTTAAAGAGCCGTACGAACAAAACCAAGTAATTGGTGGCTGTGTTATGCAAAAAGCAAGCGGTCGATGGATAAGGACATGCGGATGAACGACGGACTAAAAATAATTGTTTGCTCGATTGCGGTGCTTGTAGTTATTTTTGGAGGACTCGGCATGCTTATGGTCTCTTCAAACGAATACCAGTGCAATAAATACAACGAGGCAACAGGGCGTGAAATTAAAATGGTGGCACAGACTTGTTACACCAAGGTTCAAGGCGAATGGTATCCAGTTAGTCAGGTGAGGGCTATTCAATGAATCAACGTGACGGCGGTAAGGGCGACCAGCAACGCCCACTCACTATACCCAAGGAGCAGTTTGAGGCTAACTGGAATGCCATCTTCAAAAAGCCAAACCCGTTAGCGGACAAGATACTCAAACAGGTCGAGGAGGCAATTAAAAATGAACGCAAATGAATTAGCTGATAAATTAGAAAAGTGTTGCTTAGTATCATGGGGCGAGTGCAACCACGAAGATTACGATACTGATATTTGGACAAAAATGAAGTCTGCTACCATGCTACGCCAGCAACAAGCTGAAATAGAGGCGTTGAAAGCACGCATTGAGTATATGAGAGAAAAAGCAAGCCTTTGGGAAGCAGAAGCACACGCTGGCGGTGTTGAAGCTGGTAAAAAGTTAGCCCAAGCTGAAATAGATTTGTTGAAAGCAGACATGCGTTTGTTACTTAAAGAGTACCACCAATATTGGAAAGAGAAAAATGACAGCATACGAGGATGAAGTTCTTAGACTACTAAAAGAAATCTTGAAAGCATTAAAAAAATGAGCTTTACCATTTACCAACACGACGGCACGAAAGTTATTCAATACTTCTTTAATACAGAAGAACTTATTAAATCAATGCTTAATAACCCCCATGACGCATACCATAGGAACGCATAATGAAAGCTCTTGTCGCCGTTGCTCACCCCGATGACTGCGTAATCTTTGCCAGCGCCTACATGGAAGCCCATCCTGATTATGATTGGAGCATTGTCTATCTGACACACCATTGGTGGAACAAACGGGCCCGTGAGATAGCAAGATACTGGCGCCGCCGTAAGATCAGCACAAAGTTCTTAGGGTTTAAAGATCATGGTCGTGACTTAGGTTCATTTAGTTTAAAGACATGGTGCGAAGACGAAGCCATCAAAGCTATTCGTAATGTAGCGGTTAACTATGATTTTATATTGACGCATAATGAAGAAGGTGAGTATGGTCATCCACACCATGTTGTTGTGCATAATGCAGTAAAAGATTTTAATGTACCAAAGGTTTACTTTTCATTGCATATACATGACAAGTCTTATCCAACTAATATTATTTTAAAAGAATTACCACGCCATTACGAATCAATTTTGATTCACGCAAACACCGGCGTGTCTTACTACAAGGAAGAAACGAAATGATTAAGAAAAAGAAAACAGTAGAGTTTGAAGAGGGCTGGGCTGACGAGTTGTTAGCCGACGGCACCTTTACCCAAGAAGAGCTCAACGCCCTGATGCGCGGCATAGTGCAGATGGTTGAGACCGGAGAGATACTAGCTGACTCCATGGCCCTTGAAGATTTATCTGAAGAAGAGCAGCAGGAGATTGTAGAAAAGCTCAACAAGCCAAAAGATACGAGACACTAATGGTCAAGAAGAAAAAGAACTACAACTACTACAAGCTCAACGTTGGGTTCTTTCCTGATGTTGTGAAGTTGTGCTTTGATGATAAAGTATTCCAACAGATACTAAAGGACCACGATGTTACACTCAAAGCTAATGCACTGGATTGCGGAATTGCGGAGACCCACCTCATTGGAGATGGAAAAGATGCAATCATTATTTTGGTTTTTGATATGTCTCTTGTTAACGATAACCTTGGTGAGCTGGTTGATACCATTGCTCATGAAGTTAGTCATGCTGTGGATCACCTTGCGGAGCATATAGGTGAAGAGGATAACTTTGTACATGAAACACGGGCCTACCTCTCTGGCCATTTAGCAGGACAGATATTTAAAATCTGCATGCACGAAAAGGAAAAGTATGCTCGAAAAGCAAATAGAAAAATACCTAATAAGACGAGTAAAAGAGATGGAGGGGCTGACGTTCAAGTGGATCAGCTCAGTGTCGGGAGTGCCGGACCGAATAGTGTTTCTGAACAATCAGTGTCACTTAGTGGAACTCAAGACGCAAACAGGAGTACTGTCACCCAGACAAATCCTAGTGTTTGATCAAATAGGTGAACAGGGATTTCCCGTTCACATTCTTAGAAGCTACGACGACATTGAGGACTTTATCCGTGAAGCTATGCTATAAATGTAATACTCATAAACCTATAAACGAATTTAGTAAAAACAAAACAAAAAAAGATGGAAGGCGTAGCGAATGCAAAATATGTATGAAGGATTATGTTTCTTCTATAAAAGGAAAGTCTTCTAGACTTTTTTCTAGTTGTAAAAGAAGGGCCAATTTATCTGGTGGTGCGTTGACAATTACCAGAGAATGGATTGAAGAAAGATTAAATCTTGGCGTTTGTGAGTTAACTGGAATTACTTTTAACTATGAAGGAAAAGCTAATTTTACAAGACAACCATGCGCCCCTTCTGTAGATAGAAAAGATTCTCAAAATCCGGATTACACTCCAGAAAATTCTCGTTTAGTATTGTGGGCTGTAAATTGTGCAATGGCAGAATACGGTGAAAAAATTATGTTTCCTATTTTTAAAGCGATAGTAAAAAATGTTAAAAAGAATACAGCTTCATCAGTATCAACAGGAGCTCATCGAGAAAGCGAAATCTATCCCGAACTTGGGACTTTTTCTTCCGCCGGGACTAGGGAAGACGGCTACGACCTTGACCATTATCAAAGAACAGTTTCAGGGGAAGACTCTGATTATCGCACCCAAACGCGTGGCGGAGACAGTCTGGGACACAGAGGTGAAGAAGTGGGAACACCTGCACCAAATGAAAGTGAGCAAGATAATTGGCAGCTCCACCCAGCGTATGGTTGGATTGACCGCTGAGGCGGACATCTACCTAATTAACCTTGAGAACGTAGCATGGCTTTGTGAGCTTTCACCTAAGTTAGTGTTTACTAACTTAGTAATAGATGAGTCTTCTCGTTTTAAAGACCCAAGCACTAAACGTTTTAAGGCACTTAAGAAGCATTTAAAGGGGTTCTCACGGCGTTTAATCCTCACTGGTACACCTACCCCTCAGGGCATGGCTGATCTCTGGTCACAGGTGGGTATATTGGACTTAGGACAACGTTTAGAGACATCATTAACCCGATTTAGGGATAAGTATATGCAACCCGACCAAATGAACAGGCATACAAGGGTAATTTATTCATGGAAACTACAACCAAATGCAGATCAGATTATTAAAGATAAGATTGAAGATATATGTTTTAGTCTTAAGGCTGAAGATTATTTGCAGCTACCAAGCTGCACTTCGCTATATCACAAGATTGAAATAGACAAACAGGCAAGGAACCAGTATGAGCAACTTAGAAAAGATATGGTCACTGAGATCGGGCGGGAAAAGATCACAGCTCCAACAGCAGCAACATTGGCGAACAAGCTATTGCAACTCACCTCGGGTGCAGTTTACACAGCGGATGGAGAAACAAAAGAGATACACCGTAGCAAATTGGAATTCCTTGAGTCGATCATGGAAGAATCTTCGTCTCCCACACTGGTCTTCTACCATTTCAAGCATTCACTCCAAAGACTACGTCTTCAGTTCCCGCAGGCTGTGGTCTTGGACGATGACAACATCGAAGCGTGGCGTCGCGGCGAGATTCGTATGCTCCTTGCCCATCCCCAGTCGGGGGGTATCGGGCTCAATCTTCAGTGCAACGTTGGTGACACAGCACAAACGGTGTGGTTTGACCTCCCGTGGAGCTCTGAGAACTACATCCAAGCCAACGCACGGATTTACCGCCAAGGGCAAGAAAAACCGGTTATTATACACCATCTAACGGTGTCTAATAGTATTGATCAGCAAGTAGTCAAAGTACTAGACGGCAAAATAAATTTACAAGAAGCCCTGTTAGAGTCCCTAAATTTTGCATTATTATAAGCATGAAGCTAAAAACTAAAACAAAGCACAAAGTATGCGCTGTCGCGCCCCGATTATCCGACGAGGATATTGATCCAATCGAGCAAGATGACATGGATACAGTATCTTCTCAAATTGTTGAGGGTTGGCTTCCTTGGGACCCGGAAGACATTATTGATATTAAACGGTTAATTAACGAAAAGATGCCGCAAAAACAACAGTTTGTAGTTGAAGCATTTTTAGATGGTTTAAATTATGTAGACGTTGGGGTAACAGAAAAATATTGGAGATACCACTTTTCTAAGGGTGTCGAGTTTATTAAAAAGGAACTGCAGCTATGAGCACTTTTATTGTTGAACATCGCATCAAGGGCAATTACGTTATGGAAACTATTGCCGGTGTGGAAGATATTGACATGAGTATGTACAAGGATTTGATTGGTGTCTGGGTATGTGAATCTGTTGAAGAAACTAGGGCCATGGAAAAAGAATTACAGGAGATGAGACATGCACGATCCAGTCAACCGTCCTAAGCATTACACCGACCACCCATCCGGTGTTGAGTGTATTCAGATTACAGAGCACATGAGCTTTAACCTTGGTAACGCGTTAAAGTATATTTGGCGTTGTGATTTAAAAAAAGACGCCGTCGAGGATTTAAACAAGGCAGTCTGGTATATCCAGCGCGAAATTGCCAAGCGTCAAGCTGATAAGGAGTGTGGAAGATGAGCTCATTTATATTTGTAAGCGTGATCTGTATGGCCAATGCCTGTACATTTTTTACTAGCAAAGAACCTGTTACAGAAAACAAATGTAACGCAGTTAAACAAGAATTTTTAGCTAATAAATTTAACCCTGATGTAACCTTGGCCGCGGCCCAATGTATGCCCTTTAATGAAAGAGTACAGACATGATATTAGAACTTGAAGATGATTTTACAGATGATATTACAGTAGTTAATTTAGCAGAAAGCTACGTATCAGTATCTAAGATGTTAAAAGATGGAGATAGCTGGCATGAAGATGATGTTGCCTCTTGGAAAGAACTATTACCAGCAATTAAGTTAGTTGGTGGTTGGTACAGTGTTGACTTTGATAAAGAAATTAAAAAGGCTAAAAAGAAAAAATGAAAAAATATACAGCTGGTGATTTAGAAAACGCAATACAACAAGTGTGGCAGACCAGTGATGACTTAGAGCTATTCTTCAGGTACCATGGTGATGTTTCTATACCGATGACAGAAGATGAAATAGCTAACGCTCTGTTAGGCTTAAAGGTGTTGCATGACATGCGTATTTGGCATCTTCAAGATATGCACTGCAGGGTGTTTGAATTAAACCAGTACTGTACCGATCCAAAGAAGTTAGCAGTAAGAGATGATATGTTTGGCGATGTAGAAGCCTATTTAAACAAAAAGAAGAAAGGAAGTAAAAAATGAAAGAAAAAGTAGAAGCGGCATTAGATGATTTTGTGGTTACGTTAGAGTTTTCAGTAAAAGAAATAAATGCGCTGTTAAACATTTTGAATATGCCAATTCAAGTACCCGCGGTAACCTTGGTAAACTTTATCAACGCCATTCAAATGCAGGCACTACCGCAAGTTGAAAAGGCAAAAGCTGGACTAGAGGCCGTGCTCAACGCTGACGGAGTACCGAAAGATTTGGAGGAAAAGAATTGACAGATAACTTCATACGTAACTTTTTAAGGCACCGCGGCTTTAGTGTTGACATTCAAAAGGCGGTTGATGAAAAGACTGCCAAGATAACAGAAGAGCAGGAAATGAAGCACCGCATGCTGGCAGAGGCCATGACTAAGCAGTTTGTTAATGACATGATGCCCATGATCAGAAAAAAGATGGAAAGTGATAAAAAGGCTGAAGAAAAGCCCATTAGGAAGATTATTATCCCGGGTGACGAGTAGGGGCGGATTTGGAGCGTTATTTGCATTATTGTATATAGGACACGTCGGGAGACGCTCCAATCCCCCTAGGCTGTAAATAAAGCCACAGGTTGCCGGGCACCTGCATAGAATCCGGCATTTTTTATACACATCACACACAACATACATAGGAAATTACAATGATGAACCCATTTGAACTACGCTTTTCCATTTTTAACACAGCTAAAGACCTCATGGTCAAGCAGCACGAAGCCAACTTGGCGGCGTGGGAAGTGATCAACAAGACGTCTAAAGAAGCAGCTGATCTGGCTCCAAAGTTCCCAACAACTGAAGAGATCATTGACAAGGCCATTGAAATCAATACCTTTATCAGCGGCCAGACAACCAAAGAACTAGCAACCGTGGCTAAGAAATTGGCAGGCGTTTCAGTCATATTCTAAACAATTAGTCGCCTTGGACTCGCAGGCGCTAAAGCGAAGAGGGTCTAGGTGGAAGCCCTAGAACTTTACAATCATTTAGGAAAACTTTACAATCATGGCAGCTAAACCCGGTTTGTACGCAAATATCCAAAAAAAGAGAGAACGTATCGCAGCGGGCTCAGGCGAAAAGATGCGTAAGCCCGGCGCCAAGGGTGCTCCTACTGCAGACGCATTTAAACAATCTGCAAAGACCGCTAAGAAATAATGGCAACAAAGAAAAAAGCTCCATCCCTTGCAATTGGGCGCGGTGAAAAATTACCGGCGTCACAGGGCGCAGGCTTAACGGCAAAAGGTCGGGCTAAGTATAATGCCGCGACCGGATCAAATTTAAAGGCACCACAGCCAGAAGGTGGTGCACGTAAGGACTCATTCTGCGCTCGTATGAGTGGCGTTAAAGGTCCGATGAAGGACGAGAATGGTAAACCAACCCGCAAAGCCGCGGCACTAAAAAGGTGGAAATGTGGCAACTAAAAAGCTAGTACCTAAGTTTGAACCAGCTATGTGCGATCAGATGATTGCCATGGGCAAGGAAGGCGCTTCTCAAAAAATGATGTGGAGCCAACTTGGTATCTCCAAAACAACTGCAGAGACATGGAAGAAAAAATATCCTGACTTTGGTGAGGCTTTAGAAATTGCCTTGGTGCACGCCCAGTCGTACTGGGAAACACAGCTACTAGCTAACGTTGAGAATAAAAACTTTAACAGCCGCTTGGTGGAGATTGCCCTACGTGGCCAGTTTCAACAAGACTACCGCGAAACACGCGAAACAAAAATTGATTTAAAAGCAGAAATTAAGGTTGATTATCAAAAAGAGATTAATGAACTGCTCGCCGCCCTAAAGACTTAACTATTTATTTTTGCAATAAACACAAAAAAGCGAGTCTAAATGGCTCGCTTTTTGCATTATTGTATGTACGATAAACAGACTTGAAAGACAAAGATGACAGCTCATGCACTCTTAAGTGCCTCAGGCTCGAAGCGGTGGCTATCCTGCACACCGTCAGCCAAATTAGAGGCCACACTCCCAGAACAAAAACGAGGTAGTAATTCTTTTGACTTTAGTCAAGAGGGTACTATGGCCCACTCACTGGCAGAAGCCAAACTAAGACACTATTACAATCAGATTGGAATTGAGGAGTATCAGCATGAAGAAGCAATCATCAAGGCAACACCCTACTACAACGACGATTTCGAGGCTCACGTTGATAGCTACGTTCTATATGTCCGTAGCCAAATCGGTGAGGGCGATACCCCACTATTTGAACAGCGTGTGGACTTCAGTGACTGGGTGCCTGACGGCTTTGGTACAGCCGATGTGGTTATACTTTCTAAGCACGCCATTCGCGTCATCGACCTCAAGTTCGGAAAGGGCATCCCCATCCACGCGCAAGACAACCCGCAGCTCAGGCTCTACGCGCTCGGTGCGTACTCCAAGTTCAAAGACGAATACCCCGAGCTTAAAGAAGTCAGTTATACGATACATCAGCCCCGACTTGACAGTATCAGTACCGATGGTACCACCGTCAGTAAATTGGTCGACTGGGCCAACTACTTCGTCAAACCCAAGGCCAAGAAAGCGTGGAGTGGCAGCGGCGAATTCCTCCCCGGAGACTGGTGTCAATTCTGCCGCGCAAAGGCGCAGTGCCGCGCCCGGAGCGACTACAACACGGAACTCGCCAAGCAAGAGTTCAAAACTCCGGCCCTCCTCAGTCAAGAAGAAGTCAGCGAAGTCCTCGTCAAAGCCCAAAACTTAAAGACTTGGGTAAATGATGTTGAAGAGTACGCGCTAACCAGAGCAGTAGAACAAGACATTGTGCCACCGGGATTTAAGTTAGGCACAACAATAACGCACCGCAGGATTAGCGACACACAACTAGCGGCAACGGTATTAGTTGAAAAGGGTATGAGCCCAGAAGTTATTTGGGAACCGCCCAAGCTCAAATCTATTTCTGTATTAGAAAAGTTAGGTCCAAAGGGTCAGGTAGTGTCGTGGCTTGGAGACCTAGTACAAAAGCCCGAGGGATCACCTAAGTTGGTTAAGGCCAAAGAGGTCGACGCCAAGGAGGACTTTGCATGAGTACATGGTTAATTGCCGCGATGGGAGTGGTTTATTTTATAGTCGCCTGTGACCAGTTTTATAAGGGCGGTGTTGGCACGGGCATTATGTTTTTAGGTTACGCCATGGGCAACGTAGGGTTGGTGATGGTGGCAAAATAGGGAATATAAAATGCTGGTAGAATGTTATGGTTCAGAGTTTGATATACCAGAATTTTTAATTGATAAATTCGTAAAAGATTTTGAAGGGTTGCCCGGAAGTGGGCAGCGAGAGAGCGTAATGCAGTTGCGTAATGCAATTGATGATATACTAGACGTTGTATCAGAAGAGCCAGAAATTTTGCATGAGAAGGAGTATCTATCCGACTTTGTAAGGGCACTGGCAATGCAAGAGGCAATGGCAGAGTTAGGTATTTTGCATGACTCCTAACTATCTCACATTGTGAAATAAAAGGCAGTCAGATTTTGCATTATTATGTGTACGGGTAGACAGATTGGCCCCGACTGAAGTCCAATCTTTATGTTAAAAAGGAATTACTATCATGGCATCAAAATCAATCAAAACCAAGTTTGTAACTGGTAAAGTTCGTTTTTCTTACGCTAACGTGTTTGCACCAGCTGAGACACCGAACGGCACACTGAAGTATTCAGTTTCAATCTTGATCCCTAAGTCTGACAAGGAGACCGTGGACCGTTTTAAGAAAGCATTTGAGGACACCAAGGTAGCTAACGCTGCGACATGGGGTGGTTCAGTTCCTAAGGTTCTTAAAGGTGGTTTGCGTGATGGTGATGCAGAGAAAGATGACGCAGCTTATGCAGGTCATTACTTTATTAACGCCAGCTCTAACGAGCGTCCCGGCATTGTTGACGCTGATTTAAACCCAATCATTGACACCAGCGAGTTCTACTCTGGTTGCTATGGTCGCGCTTCGATCACATTGTATCCGTACGATACAAGCGGCTCCAAGGGAATTGCTGCAGGTTTAAACAACGTGCAGAAGTTAGAAGACGGCGAGAAGTTTGGTGGGACAACTTCCGCAGCAGCAGACTTTGCAGTTTAATTTTTGTAGTTTGTAGTACGGGGAGTGTCCATAGAAACTGTGGCCTCCCTTTTTTATCAACCATATAACAATAGAGAATAATAAATGGACCAGTATCAAGAGTACATTGCCGCCAGCCGTTATGCCCGTTACCAAGATGACAAAGGTCGTCGTGAGAGTTGGCCGGAAACAGTAACAAGATTTGTAGAATATATTTTTAGTCGTACCCCAGCTATTACAGAAAATAAAGAATTAAAAAATGAGTTATATAACTCTATTGTTAAACTTGAATTGATGCCGTCCATGCGTGCCATGATGACGGCAGGAAAGAGTGCCGATCGTGACAATACTTGCGTCTATAATTGCTCGTATCTCCCAGTGGACGACGTCAAGTCCTTTGACGAGGCCATGTTCATTTTGCTCTGCGGAACTGGCGTTGGATTCTCAGTTGAATCCAAGTACATTAACCAACTGCCCGAAGTGCCAGAAAAAATGTTTGATTCAGAGCACACGATTGCAGTCCACGAC